TCAGATTATGTTTTTAATTGAAGAAGGTTTATGCAAACGAAGTGTTGTGCATTAGATTTTAATATGATATACAAATATAATAAGGAGGAATAAATATGTTTGGAACTACAAAAGAAAAAGAAGTTAAATTAAAAAAGTTTATGGTGATGTGCAGAACCTCTCCAAGAGGTAATACATTTTACCATGAGAAATCTTTTTTTACTAGAGAAGATGCTGATGCTTATGCAGATTTAATTAGAAGACAAGAAGATGAAAGTGGAAATCAATTCTATTTGTTTGAGCAATCTAAACACTATGGGAATGGTGAAGATAAAAAATGAGTGACCCTTATTTAGAAAAGATAGCACAAGAAAAACATCTACATGAGTGTGAGAAAGAAATTGCTGAAGCTAAAAAAGAAATCTTTACTCTGAAGCAAGAGATAATACATCTTAAAGCAGAGGTTAAGTATGAGAGAGAGTTAAGAATACATGGTGCTGACTATCATAAACCTAAAGATTATCATAGTAGATTAAGACTGATGATTGAGATAGTTAAAAAAGATACTAAACTAACTGACATCCATGACATAGTAGATGAGGCACAAAGGAGATTAGTACGTGAGTGATAAATATTATTGGATGTGGCGAGAAGAAAAAAAGAAACATGAGTTAGAAGTTGAAGCTTTGAAGACTCAACTACATACAGATAGAGAAACTATACTGAAAAAAAATAGTAAGTATGAAAATGCTATTGCCTTTTCAAGAAAGCGTGTTAAAGAATTAGAAAATTCATTATCAATTGCTCTTGAGAATATTAGTGATAACCAATTGAAAACAAAATGAATAAAGAAAAATTTTTATTAATAACATTTTACATAACATCTTTTATATTTGCTATGTGGTTATTAACAATGATACCTAAGTGAGTGATTTTATAATTAAAATAATAGTAAGTAGTTTAACTGTACTAGCAATATTCTTTTTTACTACTTGGATGTTAGAGTATGTTATTTAATTTTTTTATAGGTGTCGTAGTTGTTTTAATTATAATGTTAATTATAGTATGGTTTGAGAAATAAAATGGGAAGTAATTATAGATGGTTGGAGAAAGATATGTTAACACCAAAGCAATTAAAGTTATTTAAATATTTAAAGAATTATTTTAAAGAGCATGAGTATATGCCTATCTTTGAAGAGATGAAAGTATATATGAATATCAAATCAAAGAGTGGTGTGTATAATATGTTAGGTGCTATTGAATGGAAAGGATATATTAAAAGATATCCTGCACGTAATAGAGCCATTAAAATAATAAAGGAGGTAGCTTAATGAAAACAAATGAAGAAGGTCATGTATGGTTGGAAAAATCCCAAGCATATATTTGTCCTAGTTATTTGAATAAGACTTGTACAGATTTTTCAGATGCAGATGCTGAATGGTTGTACAATCTTTATCAAAAACATTTTCCTAATGCAGAAAGTAATGCAATTAAATCTCAAATTAAAGATGAGATATTTAATTTAATAGGAAAAGATAATTACAAAAAGAAAAACTTAATCAAAGCATTAAGGAATAAATTTCCTGATATAAAATCAGGAGTAATATGTAGGATACTTAAGAAATATCTATCCCTAAGAGTACTTGAGATAGACCGAACCTACAAAACTAAACCCTTTGTTATCAAAGGAAAGTACTGTATTAATTAAACACAACTTATGGTTGAAAGGAGGTCTAAAGTATTGATATTGTTGAGGAATTTTTATTTATTTCAGGTGTACCTATACCAGTATTTGAGGAGTATAATAGGAAGAGTTGCCCATAAATATATGGGTATAATTTCTAATTATATTAAACAACATTTTGTTGGATAGGACTATGGCAAATAAATTCTTTATGAAAAAATCTTGGGTGAATGTAGATATGTGTATCGAAGACTATTACAATTCAGGAACATTACTACACCAAGCTAGAGAAAATTTAAATTGGAGTCCTTATTCTAATATCGTTGGCAAAGAAGTAAAGGTTCACAGGAATACTGTTGAGGAAATTGATGAAGAAACTTACAAAAATAAAATCAAGAAATCCAATGGCGAGAATCCTGAGACAAAGAGAGTTTCACTCAAGGATTGTAAAGAATAAAAAACCTAAACTAATTGCTAAATACTTGGACAACGAGATGAAGTATGATACAAAATAGAAATGCACCTTCCCTCTTTGGAGGTAGTGGTGAAGGCAGGGCAATAACCCCTCATATTCTTTTATGGCGTAGTGTTATTGTAAGAGCCATTATGGATGCCCTTGATATAGATATTCATGCATGGGGTAAACATAGAATAAAAATAGTACAAGATGCAAAGTCTTGGTTTAATACAAATGATGCCCACTTCTGTGAGGTATGCGAACACTCAAACTTTGAACCCTCGTTCATAGTTAAAACCTTTAATAAAATAATAAAAGCTAAAACAAAAAAACTGTTTGAACATAAAAATTTAAATAAGTTTCTCACACAATACTTGTGTAGTTTCCATTAATGTATGGTTGATTTAAATAAAACAGCAAAGTTTGATATTGATTTAAAGTATGGACAGATACGAGAGAAGAGAGTAGCCGACCTGTTAAAGGGAGGTAAGGTAGAAGTTAAAACTGAACGAAGTTGGTGGAGAAAGACAGGGAATATTGCTGTTGAGTATGAGTATAGAGGTAAACCAAGTGGCATAGAGAAGACAGAAGCTAAATGGTGGTTTCAAATACTAGAACTTAATGGTAAAGAACATTGTATGTTAGTCTTTAGAGTATCAAGATTAAAAAAAATAGTAAACAAATATAAGAAGACACATACAAAACAGATAGGAGATTACAGAGCATCTAAATGTGTAGTCATACCTATTAAAGAATTATTTACAGAGAAGTGTTATGAACTATAAAGGAGAGACAATGAATAAAATATATACAGGTGCAGGAGTGGCGAGTGTTTCAGTAGTAATTGGTGTGTTAGTTTATATTATAATTGTTGGAATATAATTATGGGAATGATGGATGGAGGTACAAATTTTGGAGATATTTGTAGAACTTGTGATAGAAAAGAAAGTGGTGGTGCTATGCGAAGGTATATCCATGATAGAAATTTAAAGATATGTCAAGATTGTTTTGAAAAATTAGATAAAGATAAACAACAAGAACACGTATGGGTAGGTCAATTACATAGGAATAGATTATTATGATTAAAAAATGTTTAGGATTAATAGTTGGATTATTATTATTAACTGGATGTAGTCAGTTTGCTTTACTATCTAGTGGAGCAGGGATTGCTATGACTAATAATGCTTATGTTAAAGTATATAATGGTATTGATTTAGCAACAACTCTTACAACTAAAAAAGATATTAAAACTCATGCTTATCATTATGTGAAAGCAACGATAGAAAAATCAAAAGAAATTAATGAATATATATTTCAAACAGTCAGTTATCCAATAACAATTAATAAATCATTTGATGGAAGTGTAGAAAATAAAATTATCTATGCACCTGATTATGTTTTAATGAATGCTGTTGATACATATTTAAATCAACCAATAAATAATGATAAAGAATTAGATTGGTTTATTGATGAAACAATGTTTCGTTTAATTAATTAGGAGAAGTGATGGGCGATATTAATAGATGTTTAAGTTGTAACTGTAGGTGTCATTGTTCTTCAATAGAGCATTCAGATATGCTAGGGGTGTGTCCTTGTACTGCTTGTATGTGTAAGAAGGATGTAGTTGTAGATAGTAATAATGAATGCGAGAGTTGTCAATAATATATGAGTGATAGAGAATTAGTTACAGAATTAAAACAACAGATTGCAGATTTAACTCAAGAAAAAGATGATGCTATTAAATTAGTTTCTCAAAAAGATTCTAAGATTAAACAAATTTTAATTAAATTAGAACAATCTAATTTAGATGTACACTCTATGGGTAAAAAAATCCATGACCTAGAGGAAAAAGCTAGTAAAAAAGCCACTTTTAAGAGGATAATTAATGAAAAAATAGATGAAGTATTAGAAAAAAAAGATGAGCTAGACGTTGACAACGAGGATTAAAAATGATACAAGATGATATGCAATATAAAAATATAAATAAAAAAGGAAAAAACATATGGCAATAATTGAAGGCACAGCATACTGGGCTTCTCTGATAAGACCAAACGAAAAGTTTGAACCTATGTGGAGAATTGATTTAGCAGTTGATGATGCAACTGCAAGTACTTTTAAAACTAATGGCTTTGCAGTTGGAGAAACAAAATCTGATGACAAAGTAGTAAGTAATATTCTTAGATTTAAAAGAAAAGTTTCTAAAGCAAATGGAGATAAGAACCAACAACCACAATTAGTGGATGCTGAAAAGAAACCTATTGATAAAATAGTCGGTAATGGCAGTAAAGTAAAAGTAATGTATAAATCTTATGACTGGAATTTTAAAGGTAAGAAGGGCAAAGGTTTAGATTTACAAGCTGTACAGGTACTGGATTTAGTGGAATATACTCCCAATGAAGATTTTAATATAGAAAAATCTTCTAATGGTGTTGACATCAAAGAAGATTTTTGATAGTCTACATCTAGTCATAATACATGACTCATTTTCTACTCCTACAGGAGGGTCAGCTTGGCAACAGGTTGGCTCTCCTTTTTTTTAGAAATTAATTATGAGGGCGACAATGGAAATAAATAAAAAAGGATTTGTAAAGTATCATCTACCCTGTCCGTTATGTAAAAGTAGTGATGCTGTTTCTGTTAATGCAGATAGTTCGGCTTATTGTTTTTCATGTCAGCAATATATAAAGGAATATGATATGGAAACACAACCGATAACAAATGGAAAACAGGAATCTAAAGTGCAAAACTTTTCACAGCAATCAGACTTTACAGAAATAGTAGATAGAAATCTTTCAGAAAATACTTGTAAAAAATATGGTGTATCTGTTAAGACAGATAGCATGGGTGCTATAACTAATCATTATTATCCTTACCATGATAAACAAGGTTCAAAGATTGCAACAAAAACTAGATATACAAAGTCAAAAGAATTTAGTGTGCAGGGCAATACTCACCTAGCAGGATTATTTGGAGAACATTTATTCTCTAAAAATAAATATATTATAATTACTGAGGGTGAGATAGATTGTTTATCAGCTTATCAAATGTTTTATACAGGTAAGTATGAAACTCCAGTAGTAAGTATTAAACATGGTGTAGCTTCTGCAGTTAAAGATATTAAGAATAGTCTTGAATGGCTAGAACAATTTCAAAATATTCTTATTAATTTTGATAATGATGAACAAGGTAAAGAGGGTGCATTAAAAGTAGCTGAATTATTTTCACCTGGGAAATGTAAAATTATGCATCTCCCTCAAGAATTTAAAGATGCTTCCGATTGTTTAGTTAAAAATAAAATACAGATTTATACTCAAGCATTTTGGAATGCAAAGGTCTATGCTCCTGATGGAATTATAAATGCTAATGTTTTGTTTGATGAGATAAGTAAACCAACATTACAAAGCTTTGTTCAATATCCTTTTGAAGGATTAAATAAAATTACTTATGGATTAAGACCATCTGAATTAGTGACGTTCACTTCAGGTAGTGGGTTAGGTAAGACTCAAGTGATGAGAGAATTAATTCATCATCTAATAAAACAAACTAAAGATAATATAGGTTTGTTAATGTTAGAAGAGACCCCTGTTATAACATCTAAAGGTATCATGAGTATTGAAGCTAATCAAAGATTACATTTACCTGATGTTCATGTTCCTAAAGAAGAATTAAGAACTTACTTTGATGCTACTGTAGGTACTGGTAGAATATTTATGTTTGACCATTTTGGTTCTAACACTATTGATAATATAATTTCTAGAGTTAGATATTTAGCTAAAGGTTTAGACTGTAAGTATATTATTATAGACCACGTTAGTATTATAGTATCAGACCAAAGTCATGGAGATGAACGTAGAGCATTAGATGAAATCATGACTAGACTTAGAACTCTTGTTCAAGAAACAGGTATAGCTATGATAGTAGTCTCACATTTAAGGAGACCTGATGGTAAGGGACATGAAGAGGGTGCGGCTACATCTCTGTCTCAACTAAGAGGTTCGGCTTCTATAGGGCAGCTAAGTGACATGGTTATAGGGCTTGAGAGAGACGCACAGAATGATGACCCTGAAATCCGTAGTACCACAAGGGTAAGAGTATTAAAGAACAGATTTGCTGGTTTAACTGGACCATGTTGTGACTTAAGATATGATATGGATACTGGAAGATTATCTGAGGTAAAGGTAGATGACTTTTGATAAAGTAATATTTGATATTGAAACAACAATGACTACAGATAAAATTTGGTGTATTGTTTGTAAGCATAAGGATACTTATTATCAATTTAAAGAAGATAGAATACACAGGTTTGAAGAATTTTTAAAACAAACTAAAGAAGTTATTGGACATAACATTATTGGATTTGATATACCAGTTTTAAATAAAGCTTTTGGTTATAACATATTTAAAAATTGTAAGATAACTGATACATTAGTTTTATCTAGATTACTTAATCCTATGTTAGAAGGTGGTCATTCATTAAAAAATTGGGGTGAAAAACTCTATCATAAAAAAACAGAGTTTGATACCTTTGATAAGTTTAGTGAAGAGATGTTAAAGTATTGTAGGAATGATGTTAATTTAACAGAAAAATTATATATCTTTCTTTGTAAAAAAATGACAGACTTTGGAGAGTCTATTAAATTAGAACATAAGGTTGCAAAGATTATACAACGACAACATCAAAAAGGATTTTTAATAGATGTTGTAGGTGCTCATATGTTACAAGCAAAGTTTCAGGAAGATATGAATAACTTACAACTAATTGTAAGAAAAACTTTTCCTCCATTAAAAATAGAAACAGAATTTATTCCTAAGTCTAATAATAAAACGAGAGGATATGTAAAGGGAGTTCCTTTTACAAAGGTTAAATATAAAGAATTTAATTTAGGTTCACGTCAACAAATAGCTGAACGATTAGTATTACTGGGATGGAAACCTAAAAAGAAAACAGATAAAGGACATACAATAGTTGATGAAAAAGTTTTATCAGAGATTAAAACTATTCCTGAAGCTGAACTTATAAAAAAATTTCTCATGCTTCAAAAAAGAATTGCTCAAGTCAGTTCTTGGATTGAAGCTATCAGAGAAGATGGTAGGGTACATGGCAAAGTAATTACCAATGGTACAGTTACGGGAAGAATGAGCCATCAATCGCCCAATATGGCACAGGTTCCTGCTGTGTACTCTCCTTATGGGAAAGAGTGTAGGGAATTATGGATAACAAACAAAGGATATAAATTAGTAGGGGATATAGATTGG